AGCCTCCTTGAATATACTACTACTTATCTCAAAAATTCCTGCCAGTCTAAATTATATTTGACTGAATCTATGTGGTGAACTCCGAGTAAAAATAATACAAAACTAGCTACACTAGACCCCCGTCCTACACCCCAAACAATGTTGTTAGCATGGCAGGTATCTACAAAATGTTTAGTCCATTGTAGCAATGGCAGCATACCTCTTTCGATATAAGCATCCATTTCGTCTCGAACTCTGTTTGCTTGCTCGTCAGTTGTGCAACGATCTAAACACCATTTTTCAACGTCAAAGTTTTTATACTCTTCTGGCATAAACCAGTCACTTTGTAGTGCTGAATCAAAATCTTCAATGCTGAGTTGATCTAATTGCTCGTTGAATCTTTGGAATGTAAATCCAGCAGTTTTCTCCAACTCGCTAATCTCTTTATCATAGTCTACTGTGAGATCTTTGAGGTTGGTAAGTTTCCCTTGGTAAAGGAACTTGAATATGTCTTGTGTATTAAAAATAGGATTACCGAATTGATCTAGGCGCATAGCCTATAGTTTAACTGACGTTTACTAGTTTGTCAAGATTTTTATTAAGTTTTTCAGACATTTTTTGCCATTCTTTGGCACGTCGTTTACTCAATTCTTCTTTATGGCTATCTAACACAATTGCAATTTGTCTTTGAACTTCAAAGTTGCTAACCATAAAGTATTTTTTAGTTAGATCATTAATTTTTGCATCTAACTCTGAGTCGGTAAGATTTTCCAAATCTTGTATTAATGGATGCATTAGTTGAATAATCCTATATGTTTAATATACACATTAGCACCACCGTCATATGACCATGCATCAAATACAAAGTTTGATGTTCCTGAGCTGGCAAAACTTGGCAAACCGCCTAACAGTTGGATGTATGTGTTAGTAGTTTCTATATGGAATACTCCAGAGTTAGCTGTGGTTAATTGAACAATTGATCCAACTGTAAATGTTAACCCTAGTGTAGAACCAGCAGTAGTTGTTAACGTGTTAGTTCCTGCAATTGCATGCGCCAATGTATCAGTTAATGTAAATGTTGTAGTGCCATTTGTTGCACTTATGTAATATGTTGCACTGGTATTGCCGTATCCAGTAATAGTTCCAGTTCCTGTTGTTGTTCCTGTAATAGTGCCAACAGTGGCAAGCTGAGCCGTGCCATTTACTGTATAACTAGTGCCGGTAGTTGGAGTTCCAGTTGCGTATTGATTTAGAATATATGTTCCGGCAGCCCCCGTGCCTGATCCGAACCCAGTAATATATGTGCCAGCAGTAACTCCTGTTCCTGTAATTTGCATACCTATTGATAGTGTTCCTGTTGCAGTGGCACTTACGTTTAATACATCTAACGTTACAGTCAACCCAGTTGGTGCTCCCACTATGCTAGATACTGCACCGCCGCCAGGTGTTGCGGATAATTGGAAACTGTTCGTTGTCGGACTGCCAATAATATAATATGTTGTAGGATTACTATATCCAGTAATAGCCGGTGCTTGAACAGTAAATGTTAAACCTGTAGTTGTTCCACCTGATCCGTATACTGTTGTTACATTGCCGCCACCGAATGTAGAAGATAGTTGGAATGATGTAGAAGTTGGTGTTCCGATAACATAGTAAGTAGTTCCTGAAGCATAACCATTGATAGTGCCAGTTCCTGTATTAGTTCCAGTAACTACAATTGCCATGCCAACTGTTAATGTAGCAGTATTGCATGAAAATGTTCCACTAGTTCCAGTGACTAATACATTAGTTAATGCTGTGGATGTATTTGAAATAGTTCCAGAAATAGTTACTGGCATACCAGCGTATAAAGATACTGCCGCTGTTGAACATGAAAAATTGCCAGTGTTACTAGTAATTCCTGTTATAGTTAGCCCCACACCTACACTACCTGTGTATGTTGCGCTATTAATGGCAGTGATAGCAGGACTTCCTGTAACGTTAGTGCCCGACAAAGTCATTCCAACTGTAAAAGTTCCAGTAGTGGAACCTGTCGGAGTCAGCGTATTACCTACAACTGAGCCAGTTCCGTTAGAAATAATACCATTTACACTAGCTGTGCTGTTAGTGGCAAGTATTCCAGAAACAGTAATTGGTTGTCCTACAGCTAATCCGTTTGTAAAGGTAGTGCAGGTAAATTGACCAGCAGTTCCGGCAATTGCTGGAGTGGAAAGGGTCGCTGTATTTTGATTAGAAACATGGACTCTAATTCTACTATCGTATCCAGTTCCTGCCCAATTAATAAAATTTAATGCTTGATTTTTTTGTAATTGATATGCTTGTAATGGACCTGCACTTACATCAATACTAGTGCTAGTAGCGGCAATATTTGCATTGCTAGGGGTCAATCCCCAGTTAGTTGCTATGCCATTAAAATTCTTAAAAGCACCATTATACAAACTACTGCCATTGAGATTGTTTGCAACAGCCGCGTTAGTTGTTAAATTTGCAGTTAATACTGTATTAACTTGTAACGCACTAATTTCGCTAGCCGCAGTTGTTAATCCTTGGCTAATTGCGCTGAAATTACTGCGGAATCCCGCTGAATCGTTATCTTGTCCAGCTACTGGGTAACTGGTGTTTATTCCGCTAACTGTTATTGCACTTGTCATACTGTTATCCTATCGTTTTTGAATACTAGGTATTTATCCCCTATTTCATTCGCTACAGAATCTATGATATATCTATCAATAGTGTAGTCTATTTGTTTGAAATCAAACCCATTTTCTTTAATGTTTAAAATAATACTATCAGCAGTTCCTACCTTACAATAGCATAAGGGAACTGCTAGTTGAAACCCAAGTTCTTGATAAGTTCCAGGCTGAATAGTTCTCATCCATAGGGGTAGATAATTTCTTTCATGGGCTAAATTTAAGGTAATATAGCTTCCGGAATTGTTAGGATCTGGAACTTGAGCACTCCAATTTTCAATTCTGTTACGCCAAATACTTATACTGCTAGGATTATAATCACTTGGATTATTATCAGAAATCCTGTATTCTTGAGAATCAATTGAAATTAATGGATCTGGTCTGCCGGTGTTTAATCCATCTGCTCCCATTTGAGCAGTTAGTGTAGAATTTGGCAATACAAAACCACTTTGATAAAATGCATTATTTTTATCTATACTTACAGCATTTGGCTGCGGACTACTATGTATTGTATTAGGCAAATACTTTCCATTAATTTCTAAAGGATCAATCATGCTTACATACACTACTTCGTAGATTTCTTCACCAGTTGTAGGAGAAATTGCTATTGCTTTTGTAACATCACCCCATTGAAATCTTTTACGTTTATGATTTAATCCTATCGCACTAACATACTTGGCAGCATCAGATGTTTCTATGCCGGCGTATATAACCATTGATAAATCAGAGTGCAAGCCAAAATTAGGATCATTTGATCTATAAATGCTACTAGGAGTAAAAACATTAGAATTATTAATAAATTCTTGCCATGTTGATCTTTGATCGTGCTTTAAAAATGGTTTTGCTGTAATGTTACTAAACAATTTTTCATTGATTGTTTCTACTTTAACAGTAAATGTTCTATTCTTTGCAGTATAGTTAATCAAATCTCGTGCTTGAACAGTAAATGTAAACACTCTGTCAATTGTAGTAGTTCCTCGATCAAAAGTAGTTTGACCTGTTGAAAAATCAAAAGTAGTCAATCCGGGGATAATATTTACTGTATTGTTTATGCTATATGAATTACCGCCATCTATTGATGCATTGTTTATTTCATTAGCTATTCCGCCATCATCGATTGCCCCAGATAAACTAGTAGACAATCCACCATCACCGACTAACACTATACCAGTTGACCCAGTAACTATAGGATACTGATTAGTAACACCAATAATTTCACCATCTAAATTTAAACTTAGTCCTGGGGGTAATGTTCCGCTAACAAGTGAATATACAACAGTAGCATTTGATAAACTACTGGTTGCTTGGACACTTAATATTGAAATAAAGCTAGCATCAATGGTTCCTAAATCTGAAGGTGTGATCCATGTTATAACACTATCACCTTCTCCAATTATGCTAATTGTAAATAATCGAGATGCCCATACTACTTCACCATCATTACCTTGTCGTGAAGCAGTTGTAGTAAATGTATAAGTTTGCGTTATAGAAGGTTGGAATGGAACATTGCCATACAAATTTGAACCTGTAGTATCGTAAACTAATCCAGGGGGTAATACCGATAAACTGCCAATATAAAATACCCATCCATTTGGAACATTAAGTTGCAAAGGTGTTGATAATGTTAATCTATACTGTCCTGAACCTAAACTTGCAACAGATGAAATTTCATATTCAGTTGCAGCCGGGAATATTTGCCAATAGCCAGTTGCAAGATCAATAGCAAAACCGTTAAAATCATTAAAACTTTTATTTGCAACAATGCACTCATAAATTATATTACCTACCCGAACAATATCTCCGAATACGTAGGCTTTATTCTTATACCATTGATTTGCGTTAACTGCATTTAAAAATGTTAGATACTGTCCAACACTTGGTGCAGTCTGCACGTATTGGACTGTTAAATTATAATTTCCTGCTTTGTTATCAGACTGTAAAATTTTATATGTTGATGCGGCAATTTCGGCATTAATAGGATCTAGACTATAGGTAATTCCGGTTTTATCATAAGTTGATAACGGAATAGTTACATAGTTGTTAGATCGATAGCTACCTAATGCAGAATCAGTAATCCATACTGGCATTCTAACATTTGTATTGTCTGCTGTAAATAATACGTTGTCGTCTGTTAATGCAGTATTGTCAGCAGTAAAATAACTTCCACCTACAACAAAAATTTCAAAAGTTCTTTCTGCATAATTATCACCGTCTGATACTGTAACTGTAAATGAATATGTTCTGTTAAGTTCCTTTGCAGAACCAAAATCATAGGCAATTCCGTCATATGTTCCAGTATCATATGATCCATTTCCATCTTGAGGTTTAACAGAAACAACTGGAGCAACTGTGCCGGTAATTTTTCCCGACTTAGATAAAGTTAGTCCTGGAGGAAGTTCTCCTCCGATTGATGAAATAAAATAATTTAAGGTTACATCAGGATTACTGTCAAATGCCTGAACTTGGAAATTAACAAAACTGTTATCCAACACAAAGTATCGAGTAGTTGAAACTGTTAAAGGTCCAGCTGGTGTAATAAATTGAGGAGGACCGCCGCCTTCTATTGTAAGATTGAATGTTCTATCAGAAATCTGGGATCCGTTACTAGCTCTAATACAAAACGTAAAAGTAGTAGTTCTTATGATATTATAAGGAGTTCCAGACAACACGTTGCTTGTTAAACTAATTCCAGGGGGTAACGATCCGGAAATAAGAGTAAACGTAATGCCAGAGGTGGAGCTTGTTGGTAATACTAATCCATTAGTTGAACCAGTTTGAAATTTTTCTAATTCCAGAAATGTTCCTAAGGAATATCCAGACGGTTGTGTCCATACTACTAATGGCATATTAATAAACCTTAAAAGGTTCCAAAATCAAAACCTAATGATGCAGGCCGAGTAAAAGAGCCTAAATCAACATCTCCCCCAGTTTCTACATTAATTAAGGCTTGTAGATTTCGAACATCAACACCCCAAACAGTAGTTTGAACGTCACCGTTACCGACTACGTTAAATCCGTTTAAATTTAAATTGCCACCTAATGTTGGGCTAGTATCGTTTCGAATAGTTGTTAATGCTGTGTTTGCAATATTAATAGTATTAGCGTTAGGTCCCGATGTTGGTGCTGTAACAATAATACTTCCAGATCCTGTAATATTTTTAAATTGTAACACCCCGCCTGTATTACCCGAATAAACTGCTGATCCTATAGAATTTACAGTGGCCGCACCTCCTACTTGACTTAGTTCTGAATTAAGAAGTGTAAATGTAGCTTGTATCTTTTTAAAAGCAGTATTTAAATCATCCCCTGTGCCATCGTTAGGGTAAGTTCCTAAATTTAATTGTAGTTCTGCTGGTATTGTAAATGACATTGTCTGCTCCGTTTAGTATATTTACCGTTATGCGCCTGTTGTATTCAACGCCTTAACGGCCGCTGCCAATCTGTCTAATGCATGTTGCACAGTTGTAGGTGCAGTTCCTGCCCAATTACTAGGGGTAGTAGGAGTATATGCTAAAGTTCCTATTTGAGCATATAGATCTGTAAAATTTGCATTTACCTTAGTAAAAGCGGAACGCAACGGGTCTCCGCTATTATCGTTAGCTGACTGTCCTATGTTGATAGTTTGCTGTGTCATTATACTCTCCCTACGGCTACTTGAATAACTCCGGCTTCACCGTAGTCTTTGTTTTCTAACGATTTACCAATAATAGCACCTAGTGTTGGATTTGTTGCGCGAACCGCATACCCAGCAGTTGCACTTGTTGTTAGCAAGTCTCCTTTATTCACCCGTCCTATTACTTTACAAGGAATACGTCCTGCAAGTGCTATACAAACTTTAATGCCAGATTGTTCTGCGTTCATAACATACGCTGGATCAGTTGTTACAACACCAGCTGAACGTGTATCGTTCATTGTAGTAGTTATTGTAACTTCCTTGTCTCCGCCAAACACTAGAACAGTTCCGGGTTCATACTCTTGATCTCCTTCGTAGAACTCAGCCAAGTCACTATATGTAGCTTGTAGTTGTCCATTAATGCTCCAGTTACCTGTTATTGTTCCTGTTGTAGTTGAGCTACCAGCATTAAGTGTTCTAGATTTAAACGATGCATTATTAGTTGCTAGATCAACAACAGCAGTATTAGTAGCAGTTGTTGTGCCAGTTAAGCTACCGCCTACTATAGTTCCTGCAGATGCATCTAATACACCAGTTCCACCAAGTGCCCAAGTTCCAGTTAAGGAGCCATTCAACCCCCATGCACCTGTCATTGTCCCTGCTGTAGAAGTTGATCCAGTAGTAAGACTAGTTGATTTCAACGTAGCTGAATTAGTAGCTAAGTCAATTGCACTACTACCGGCTACTTGCCATTGACCAGTTAATGATCCGCTAGTAGCCGGCGCACCTGTTGTGATCTGTAATGCTTTTATTGTTCCACTTGTTGTGTCTAATGTTCCAAGTATTGAAGAAACAGTAGTTGCTCCATTTGTTCCTACAATAGTAGCAAAATTAAATCCACTTGGCGTGTATAAATTAAATGTAGATGTAGCACTAGTTAAGTCTATAAATTTATCACTGTTAATCTGTAGATACTTAACATTAATTCCACCGTCACTTAATGTTTGAACTAACGCACTATTTCCTCCAGCTGTTGTAGTTGGAGTAACGCTGTAAGTTCCTCCTGTAGCAACTTGTGTTAATACACCTGCGCCTGTAAAACTTGCAGATAATAATCCACCGCCAGCTGTAATAACTGATCCAGGAGTTAATTCTTGTATAGTGTTAGCACTAACGCTTAAATTACCTAAAATAGAATTGCTACTTACATATCTAATATTATTATATTGAAGACCTGTAAGTGTTGAAGAACTAGTTGTATGAGTAATCCAACCATTTGTAGCTAAGAAATATGCCTGATCAAACTGTGCTAGACCTAAACTACTTTGTGTATAACTACCAGGAGCAGTTGGAGCTACAGTAGCTGCCTGCAAAGCCAACTTGCTCTGTTGAATAGCTGCCACTGTGCTAATGTTGCTATCTGTAATTACATATGGTTTAATAACTGCTTGTAGACCACCTGCTTGTATAGTTGTAGTAGTTACAGTTACAGTTGTTGCAGTTGCCGTGCTATATACTCCAGGGTTACTTGGATAGCTTAATTGTATAGTAGTTGTTGAACTTGATGTGCAAACAAACACCCCATTGTAACCAGTATTAGTATTACCTGCTACAACAAAGTGACCACCAACTTGAGGTGAAATACCTTGAGTTGGAATATTAAATGTAACTAGATATGGACCTGTTCCTGTAACACCGTTTAGCCCTGAAACAGTAATTGAAGTTTGTGGAGTATAAGTTCCAGGATTAGTTGAACGTCTAATAGTAATACTAGAAGTTGAACTAGCAGTGGCAATTGCAGTTCCATTAAATCCGCTATTACTGTCCCCGGCAATAGTGTAGTCAACACCTGTAGTAAATGCTGATCCCTGTGTTGGATAAATTGTAGCAGTTACTAACCATGGTCCGCTTCCAGTAACAGTTATACCTGTTACGTAGTATGCAGTTCCTGTGCTAGTATAACTAATAGTTACATCTCCACCTTTAGGTTGGTTATAGTTAATCCATTTTCCAACAGTTGAGTCATATAAGAATCCTTGACCGTTGCTAGGAGTTGTAACGCTAACGTCAGTTAACAACGACAATGCACTAACACCGGATAGTCCCGAATCTACATAACCTTTGGTTGCCGCATCAGCCGCATAAGTTGGACTTGCTAAATTACTAATGCCATAACTTGACATATTAATATTACCAGCCATTGGCAATACACCATTTAATGGCAAATATCCAGGACCAATTCGATTAGCAGCCGATACCGGACCACCACCGTAGTCTAGACCTAGACGCTTATCAACAAAGCCACGGATTGCAGATTGAACTGGCACTTCATCTGCCGCGTTATCAACCATACTAGCATCAGTGCTAAATGAACTTACCACAACACCACGTTTAAATCCTAGACCATCTAGGTTACTTAGGGCAATACTTGCCGCAAATGTAACAGTTCCAGTTCCCTGGTCAACAGTAAAGAATCTACCAATACGGAATACACCATCTTGGTCAGTTGTTGCGTAGAATACACGCCCAACACCTTCTTCAATAACCTCATTAGACTGTGTCTTTTGATTTATCGGATTACCGTAAATTGATGTCGGATAATTTGTAGTATTATAACCTCCAGTTCCGATATCTAACAAGTCATGGCCAGTAACACGAGTTGTTGAAATACGTGTTGTAATCTGTCCACCTTCACCGGCTGCATAACCAATTCGTAGTGCAGTAGCACTTGTAGAACTAAATGCTTTACTAATACCCAATGAGGTAGTAGTTCCGTTTGTAGTTTCAAGTGTAAATGTCGGAGCATTTGTTATAATGGCATACCCACTAACATAAGCCGCTGGACTTGCCGCATAACTTAATGTTATACTTGTTGTTGAACTAGCAGTAACCGTTAATGGTGATGAACTGTTGTAACTTGTAGGATTATCATCGGCTACAGTCCAAGTGCTACCTATTACTGGAGGAGTAATAGTTCCAGTAATAGTTGCGGAACCTACAGAACTAGCAGATGCATTTATACTATAAGTTCCAGCGACTCCTGGCACATAGAAATTATATGTTCCAGTTGCGCCACCGGTTGTAAAGTTTTGACTTACAGTAATAGTAGTTCCACTAATTGCACTAACATAGGTTCCACTTGGTAAATTAGAACCAGTAATTAGTTGACCAGTAACAATACTAGTTGCAGATGTAACTACAAATGTATTAGTTCCAGCAGTTCCACCACTTGCTCTTGTTGTGCTAACTACTGGAGTTGTTCCTGTTAGCTGACCAGTAATCCAATAAGTGTTAGCTGGTAGTCCGCCTGTTATTGTTCCTGAGACTGCGCCACTATTGGCTACACTAACAGTTAATGTTGAACCATTAATATTGGTAATAACTGCGCCAGTGCCAACACCAGTTCCACTAACTGGTTGTCCCACAGCAAATGTTCCAGTTTGTGTGCCACTAACAACAATAGTAAATTGGCTAACAGTTCCAGAACTTGCTGAATTAGTAGCAATAGTTCCTCCACTTAGCACCATACCAATTGCAAATGTTCCTGTAACAGTTCCAGCTACAGTTAACGTAGTAGTTGAAATTGTAGCACTAGTAGCACTTGCAGTGGTTGTGATTGCATAAGTTACTAGATATGGCCCAGAGCCTGTGATCGTTGGAGCACTTGCTGCCGCTGGAATACTGATTAGTGTTCCAATACCTGGATTATATTTGTAGAATAAATTAACATTAGTAGTAGTGCTACTAATTGCTTGATAGAATCCATTATACAATGGATTAGCATGTCCAGCAACTTTGAACCAAGCATTTGCAGTTGGAGCCGTAGTTGTTGCAAATCCAAATGTTGCATCATAACCTGTCACGCTATTATAGGTATATGCTGTTGCACTTCCAGTTCCAGTTGTTACTGTTATGCTTGTTCCTAGAGTAAATGATCCAGGCAATGTAGAGTATGGAACTGTAACTTGATTAATACTTACACCTGCTTGAGCAGTAGTGTTTGTAGTTGCAGTTGCACTTAACACAGCAGTAAGAACAGCGCCAGTTCCTCCATTGGGAGTAGTGATTGTAATATCCGGAGTTGAAGTGTATCCATAACCAGGGCTAACAATGATTACGTTAGTAATACTACCACCGGTAACAATCAATGACACAATAGCCTGTGTTACCGCTCCGCCTGAAGTAACTCCACCGACGGTTGCAATTGGAGGATTACTGCTAGAGTAACCGCTACCACCATTGGTAATTGTTACACCTTGCAACACTGAAACAATGGTAGAACTAACAAATGCACCTGCTGGAACCCAACATGCTGGGCTAACTGTAAATTGTGTTGGGCTATCAATACTTTGAATAATTGTTCCGCTTGGCACATAAGAGCCGGCAGTTGAACAAGTTACAACCATGCCTACTGATAAGCCTGTTGTTGACGACACAGTAATTTGTGTTTTGCTTACTGAGCTGGTGATTTGACTACTTACATTATAACTTGTATTAGCCTGACCGTTAACCAAGTAGAAATTGTCAACAATTGGCAACTGAGAAGGAGTCCATGCTACGTCATAGGTAACAAAGCTGTAACCAGTGGCGTTAGATACTTGACTATTGTAAGTCATAGCAGGAATTGGATAACTGCTACTACCAACAGTATTAAGGATTGGATTCGGGTCAATAGTTAGGTATCCGTTTTTAGCAACACCAAATGTAATTGTGCCGCTTGGAGATCCTGAAGCCGCCAAGGTAAGGATGATAGTTGTTAAGGCAGTTGTTGAATTATATGAGAAACTTTGAACAGTCTGTGTTCCATTAAAGCCAGCGCCCGTTACAATATCACCGTTGACAATTGTTCCCGCTACTGCACTAACAATCAGTGTATATACACTGCCAACTGCGGTGTAACTTACATAAGTTCCAGTAGCAATAAATGTAGGAATAGTATAACTAATAATTCGATGAATACGTCCATTCCAACCAGTTACATAAGTTCCTTTGTTAATTTGATCAATTGTTGTTTGAGTGCTAATTTGCAATACAGCAATTTTATTATCTCCAACTTTTGAACCTTGTGTTTTTGTAGCATCTTGAGGATCTAACTGAGTTAAATTAAGAACGTCGGTTGTAAACAGATAATAATTGAAAGATGAATCACTTCCAAGAATAGCAATACCGCTGCCAAGCGCAAATGGCTCGCCTGTAGCTTCAGTTAGGTTATAAGAAATAACTCTATAAATTGCTGACAAGTTATCTACGTATTGTAGCGCAGTGCTCGGACGAGTAGGCTTTACGTTAGCAATATTATAGAACTTAATGTTACTTAATACACGGATAGTTACTTGCTGACCGTCATATAATGTAGCAACTAGACCTGTGCTGGAAGTTCCAGAACTTCCAGAAGTGCTTAAATTTATTTGTAAAACGTTTTGTTGGATACCGTTAGCTGATATTGTTACACCGGTATGTGTTACCCCAGAAATTAAGTATCTAGTGATACCTAAACCAGCAACAGTATGATCAATTTCAAGTTCACTGTTATTTGTTGGAATATATTGATAACCAACAATATAAAGAATAATTGCCTGTTGGCTAACTGTAGGAGCCGCACTAGTAGCAAATGCACCTTGCTTGTAAACCCTAGCCACTTGGACCATAATGTTGGCTAGATTAACTGCATCCGGTAATTCAGTTACATCGTAACCGCTAGCACGTAACGCATATTGTCCGTAAGCATTTGAACCTGCAACAGAACGAATCTGTCCGCCATTCAATGCCCAATAGTGAGTCCAGCAATAGTAAGTAAATGTTGATACTTGTTCTGATACACCACCGTTGGTGCAAAGAATCGCATAGCCAAGGTCGTTAATCATAGCAAAGTCATTTGCTAACATTGATTTGTTACCACCTTGCTCAATATTGATTAACAATCCGCCACCTGCATTTAGGTAATTAATAACTCCAGTTTGAATTGTAGTTTTGGCATTTTCGATTGTAGTTCTATCAGCAAGGGCCGCTGAATTCAAACCAGATAATGTAGGAGTTGTTCTTGTTTCTCCATTATTGAATACGCCGTCTGCAACGTAATCAACAATCAAATTAGTTAACGAAGTGATATAACCATATTCTGTGCTACCACTTGATATTGCTGTATAGCTTGTAGTTTGTGTTGAAATATTACCAGATGATTTAGTAACACTTGTATTTGTTGCAATTTGTTGTAATACTGTTTGCAATCTACCATATGCGGCAGCCGTTACTGATTCTTCACCAGTAATTTGGTCGGTTTGTGGTCCGCTGATAACGCTTTGTCCATAGTATGAAAGCACAGCATCATAAGTCATGCTGTTTCCGCCATACATAATATCGTAACAAATACTGTCAACTATGTAGCCAACATCTCGAGCACAGGTAACTGCACTGTAATTTGTAATACTGTTTGTATTATAATTACTTGCAATCCACGCAACTATTTCTGATTGAATAAATGATCTGTTACCTTGTAAATTATTCTTTAAGTTAACAGCATTGGCAGTAGAATTAACTCCTGTTGGGAATGTAATTGCTGGTGCTCCGCCTGTTCCTTGTTGAATAATATTGTTAATGATTGACTGTGAGTTTATTAAACTAGTAACAGTTGCAGTAGTTGAAATAAGTGATGTAGCTAGTTGAAGTGTTTCACTGATACCAGCAACAGTTTGTTGTAATTGAGTTCCAGTAACTACACTAGCATCACCTCTAAGATATGACAGACCAGATCTAACAGATTGGAAGTTTGAACCAGTTACAAGATCCCATGTTACTGCATCTAAAATTAATCCTACGTCACGTGAGCATGTTGTATTGTTATACAATGAAGCTGGATAATAAGGAGTAGATGTGTCTAAAGTCAATACAACTTGAGGTGCTGATATAGTATATGTTCCAGCAGCCTGAGCAGTTAAGTTAACTGACATAGCTACTGGAGTTCCGTTAGTTGTAGTAGTTCCAACAGCAGTAATATAAGCCCCAGTCGGCACTCCGGTTCCGCTAATAAATTGACCAACTACAATGTTTAAATTTCCTGATAATACTATTGTATTTTGTCCACTAGCACCACCGCTTAGATAGGTCGAAGTTGTGACTTGTGTAACTGGTGAATAGCTTACTACATTGTTAACTTGATAACGGAAACCTTGGAAATAAAACGCACAAGGGGTTGATGGTGGTCGAATATCAAGACCACTATTGAATAGACCTTGAACTGTAAGTGTTATACCGCTGTTAGCAACACCTACAATCGTTCCTTGTAAACGTCCAGCAAATCCATCAACAAACTGCCCACCAGCAAATCGTTGAGCGTTGATACTGCGGCTAAAACTAGAACATACTTGTCCATAAGGTGATTTAGTTTTAATTTGTCCAGTTGGATCCAACACCATGGCAAAACCGCCATGACCTTGCATGGTCATGTTGTTAATACGTGTAGCATCATTACACAAGAATACGTCAATGTATTTGTTGTTTAATGGAGTTGAGTTTGGATCTAATGGATTAGACAAATAATGTCTACCATAATTTGTTGTGCTGTAAATATGCCAGTTTCCGCTAGCATAAGTTGTTTGCGAAGAGAACGGATATACTACTGAACAATTCAACACGTTACCGGCAACACTATTAATAACAGCCTTTCCGCTAATTGGAGTTGCGTTGTCGACAATTAGATAACCAATCCAATTTTGACTTGCCTGTCCACTGCCTAATGTAATAGCAATATTACCAGTAATACCGCCAAGTGTTGCAGTAGAAGAGGGAGCGTAGTCTACGTTATAATTAATAGGCCCTAATAACAAACCATCTATAACTGAATCGCGATAGAAGAATGTTGATCTCCATGGAGACTGCGATATTCTATCTAATGGTCGAACAATAGTTCTACGGAAATCATCACCCTTAATACTTACGTTAGTAGGTAGTTTAATAGGATAATCTTCATAGTAAACACCAGCCTCGACAAAGATAACAATTTCTTGAACTGGAATAGTTTCACCATAGTCAAGAGTCTCACCGAACACAACACTGGTATTAGACAAGCTACCTAACAAATTATAGTTTAACGTGATAGTATTATTATTTGTATTAATAGCTGTAACTACAGTTCCATTTTGTATGTTAGCACTTCCAGTTATTCCCATACCAACTGCTATAGTAGAAGTGCCATTAAATGCTGTAGTGTAAGTTAATGAAGCAACAGTTATAGTATTAGTTCCGCTAGTTCCAGTTGCAGTAGTTGGCACAAACTGGAAGAATCCAGGTTGTGATAAGTTAAGAGCAATTGTGTCATAACTTGCACCACCGCCTGATGGAGTGTATTTTGTTATAATACCATTAGCGCCACCTACATTACCGATTAAAACTTTACCTGGTATGATATGAATGTCGCCAGGCGCACCTTGGTCAACATAACCATTACCACCGTTATTAAATGTTACCGTATAAACTCCGCTTCCGTATGTTGGAGCAGGTGCAGTTCCAAACCCAGTTTTGATAATGCTAATAATATAACCATAGTTAGTATTAAAAGTTGCCAATGCAGAAGCAAATGTAGTGTTCGGAGTCGAAGGAGTTAAGAATACTTGACTGACAAGTGATTGATAACGAGTTTGTGTTGTTTGATTTAAACATTGAACAGCTAATGATTGCGCAAATTGTATACCATCTAATGTTTCGGTTAATTGAGTGCCAATAGCAATTGACTTAGCTGATACGTTTTTGTAATAACTCTTACCAGCATTTATACTTTGATATGTTCCGCCTGTAATAAGGTCAATACATGCGGCATCGATAATGTTGCCAATGTCGCTGTAACAATGAGATTGATTATAAGTAAACCCGCCTGCAAATGTTGAACTAATATAGTTTGTAACTGCGGTAGCAATAGTTGCTCCGTTATTTGTTATAATATTATAAGCAGACAAGAATGTAGAATTATATCCTGTTAAACTTGGCGCAGTGTATGTTATATCACTAGTCGGTAATGCTGGATTGCTGGCAGCAATTTCTTTAATGGCATTCCACAACACATTGATAGCACTTTGGGCATCTAATCCGTTAGTTAATCCATTATTAATAACTTGGGTTCTTCCAGGAGTAGTAATAGGATAACCAACACCAGTGTGTAGTTGTGTTACTAGCTGATTTTGAATAACATTTACAGTTAAAGATTGTGCATAGCCAAATCCTGCAATAATAGCGCCGGCTCCTGCTCCAGTCATTAAGGCAGTATTATTAATGTAATATTGCTGTGCAGCCAGTATGCTTCCAGTATTACCGCCATAGGTTATATCATAGCAAACTGCTTCTAAAAGATAACTTAAATTTGTTTTAAATGTAGTTGCATTGTAGCTTAGACTTGGATAGTTAACAGCAAGCCAACCTACCGTTTCGTCTTCTATAAATCCAAAGTTTTGTAAAATTAATGAACGTGCGTTTGATACACCTGTATCTGCTCCGCTTGGACTTGTATATGTAGGAACGGTTCTAGTGCCGATACCGTTGTTTAACAAATTAGTAACGTTACCAAACAGGCTAGTAATATTGCTTAAGGTTGTTGCATCGTTAATTACATTAAAATTACTATTAATGTAGGTAGTAACACCAGCTTGTAGTGTTGTAGTATTATTTACAATTGCTGTTCTACCAGTTTGGAAAGCAGTAGCACCTAAACTAATAGTTGGGTAGGTAACTGAAACTGTTCCGCCTTGGATGGTGATAGTAGATGGGCTTCCTACTAAGGTAATAGGAGATGGAGTAGATCCGCCTACAGTTCCAATGATTTGAACAAATGTAGCAACGTTTGTAGCCAAGCCAGATGCTTGACTACTACCGCCTTGGTAAGTTGAATTTAAATATTGTGTTACACTAGTTTGATATAACAAAGCAGGTGGCACATTGCCAACCACTGCTTGAACCAGTGTTCCTAAATAGCTGTATACCGTTGTCCAGAAACTTGCTGGGTCTTCTTGTAAAACATAAGCGTATTCCCAATATCTTAACGCGGCATAAACAGTTTGGCTATTACCGCCATACATCATGTCATAGACTAGACTTTCAATAACATACTTGATGTCGCGCTGGCAACTTACTCTGTTGTAGGTATTGTTTGGATAGTTAGCAGTAATGAACGCAACTAATTCTGCTTGAATAAATGAAATGTTATTGACTAACAAATACTGCGCACTTGTTTGGCTACTTGTTGTAGATGCTTGTGCTGGGAACGTTGCTGTAGGTGTTGCGCCAGTTAGGATAGCCGCTTCGATTACAGCAAAATTTGATGTAATATTTGATACACTTTGATTTACAGAATTAATTGCAGATAGGCCTAAGATTCCAGTTTTTAAATTTTCAAGAATCGCAGTAATTTCTGTCCCATTAATTCCAGTTCCGTAACCATTAAATGCTAAACCAATTTGTAAACTCTGATAGTTTGACTGATATAACAAGTCATATTCAATAGCAGTCAACACTTGACTAATATAATTTGTTAGTGTAGGTGTGCTATAAGAATAATTTGTAATCTGTGTTAGTGCATAGTTGATAGCGGTAGTTGCTTGCAACAATTGATTTGAAACTAATAGAGGATAATTTGCTCCATATAGTTCTGTGGCTACGGCGGTAGTATTAAAGGTAGTGCCTAATACTAGGTCATACGATACCGCAGTTAAAATTTGATTAATTAGTGATTGATATTGTGATACTGAATAGGTAAATTGATTAACATATTTTTCATTTAAGTAAGCAATTGTTTCTGCTTGAATAAATGCCTTGTTTGCTTCTAATAACTTAAATGCATTTTCGTATCCATAGTCACTAATAGATGTATGAGTATTACCGCCAGTTAATGTAACATTGCTAATAGTGCTAAATGTCTGATTTGGTGGAATAGTAAATGCAATAGTTTGGCGATATGGTCCAGGCTCTAAAGCAGATAAATTAATTAATGAATCTGCATATAAAGCAGCCGCACCGATTGTTTTAAATGCATATCTAAGATTACGACCTTGCTTACCAGCTGGAGTTTTAGCTTGTAAATCGTCTCCTTGGGTGGACACATACAAGTTAACATTACTTGTAAATGTAGAATTGTCTACATAAAATTTAGTAGCGGCCTGTAAATCTTGAGAACTATTTGGAGTTCCAAATCCAGTCATCGGTGTTGGATGGTCACTTAGAGTTAATGCTCCAGTCATTGTATCGCCATCTCTACGAACAGCATGACGACGTTGAATTGCTTCGGTAGCTACATAATTACCTTGTAACGTTGGATCATAATCTACATCATTTGTTTGTGGAGTATTTGGTTCATTTCGAACTTTTAATGCAGTTGATAATAATCCGCCGGATCCTTTTGCAATGTATGTAGCGTCTGCATATCCTTTAGAGATAGCTAAATCTGCTTGTGTGATTAAAGGTGTAGGATTAAATGCATTATTAAATGCAGTTACTAATGCATCACTAGGATAGGGAATACGTCCAATTGCTTGTAAATTTGCATTTAGCGGGTGATTCAATGTTGGGGTTTGTTCTTGTTGTAACAATACTGAACTAGCAGTGATTACCAATTGGTTATCATTTGTTTCAGTAAAAGTAATATTATTTCCAACAAGTGTTCTAGCAGTTAGATTATCACCATTATTGCTAGACATAATAATTTGGTTAGCAGTATAACTTGACGGAGCATCACTTAAGTCAGTAAATCTAATCTTACCGTCACCTACTCCAAATATGGCATAAAGCTCGCTAAAATTTTCGTTTACTTTGTTAAACGAAGTGCGGATACTGTCGCCAGTTCCGTCATTGCCTGTTATACCGATATCAATTACTTGCTTTGCCATTATTAAACTCCAAAACTGCTACCGCAGCCGCATGTTGTTGTTGCATTAGGATTCTTTATACTAAAACTGCTACCCATTACATCTTCTTTATAATCTATTTCTGCGCCTGTTAGATACTGCATACTCATCGAATCTACAAGCACTTTAAAATCGTCTAGAGGAATTTCAAAGTCATCCTCGTTCTGCTCTTCGTCAAAAGTAAAACCATACTGAAATCCACTACATCCGCCGCCTTGGACAAATGTGCGTAGTGCTAGGTTAGGATTGTTTTCTTCAAGGAGCAAGTCCTTGATTTTTGTCTTTGCTGAATCTGAAATAGTGATCATAATTACCCTCGATTGAGTATTTATCAAAGGATTTTATAACCTTAATGTAAATACAAGTATGTATATTGGCATTGAATTTCGAGAAAATCATTATATGCGGACTAGTAAACGCGGTAAGGTCCACACCTATGCCCGTAGAAAAGCTGTAGTAGTATTCAAATGTGATTGTTGTCAAGGAGTGTTTAATCGTGATAAGGGCAACATGGACCCTAAAAGATTAAACAATAATTTTTATCACGTGTGCGGTGATTGTGATGCTAAGAAATTTGCGCAGAGCAAAGGTGTAGAAAGTCGCAAAGTTTGGGATATGCCGGCTAGTAGTCTTAAGACACTCGACCAATTCTAGCTTTTGTAATCCGGATCGCCGGGATGTATTTGACTATATCCACGCTTCCATTCTTTTCTATATTGATCAGCTGGAATAAGTCCAGAAAAATCCAATTTCTTAGCAACTCTATCTTTGAGTTGCGGGTAAAGTTTTTGTATATACGCTT